TTATAGTAATAGTTCTCCCGAGCCGATCCGGTCGGCGGCATCACGCCTTTTTCGGGAGATTTACTTAACTTTGTGGTGTCTAATCAAAAAATTAAGTGGTTATGGGAAAATACCTGAAACTGGTCGAACATCACTCTTTGGGTTTATAAGATATGCGTTCCATCCGTCTATACCAAGGTTGTTTATTATAATCCTCTACGACTTTTTTGATATCATATAATAATCCTTCCCGTTTGTTTAAAATTAGAAGTGACGGGCGGATTTGAACCGCCGGCCTCATGGAAACCATGCGCTCTACCTGACTGAGCTACATCACCTGTTATATATCGTAAATTGAAATCCATGTTTCAACGACCCTTACAGGTCTAGCTGATTATTTTTACAACGACACGAGTCTGACCCTTACTCACAGCATTATGTCGTTGGCAGATTATGCTTACTCCCGTAGTCCGGTTTGTGCAGGAGGAAATCTGCGAACTCCTAAATTCCAAGATGTCAAAGAACTCTTCTCTGTGTGTTCCCGGTCGCCCACCCAAGAGCAGGCCGGGTGGCGGTTGCCCGCCGGTGGTTTGGTTTGACTTCGGTGAGGTTACGGCTTCTGTACAAGAGAATCTTTCAAGATGCCTGCTGTAATTGCTATGGATTCAAGGGCAGCTTCAAGAACTTTGCATCTTTTCTCTGCCTCAGTCCAGAATTTTGCATTTTGGTCGCTTTGAAATTTCAGCTCCTTGTTTTGGGCTTCAAGTTCTTCAATTTGTTTTCTTAATTCTTCTTCCATGATGATTGATATTTGATTGGTATGATTGAATTATCTGGTTGCATATCCATTGGCCATGTCACCTGTCGGGTTGGCGTACAGGCTTTTCATCGTGAGCCCTGATTTTGGCAGGCGGGGCTTGATGTTCTGTGAGTAGTTATAGTCCTCCATGGCAAGAATGGCGTCTATCCAAGCCTGTCGTAAGGCTGATTTCAAAGTATATCCCTTATAAACTTTCATGAACGCCCATGCCCTCTGCATGATGGCTTTGCGGTTATATTTGCCATCCACAACTAACCTATAGTCGCGTTTTCTTGCGCAACTTTTATTACTATTCGATTGGATATGTGAACTATTATTCATATATTTGTTTATTGATTAATTGGTATTGCAAAAGTAATCAATAGATGGATAATTTGCAATCATTTGTTTGAGTATGTTATCCATATTTAGATATATTAACTATTGATTGTATTGGTATGGTTGAAAGAATTAAGTCTATTATCAATTATTATAAGCTAACTGATAGAGCTTTTGCTATTAAATGTGGTTTGGCACAAAATACACTTAATAGGCAATTGAATGGTGTTAGGGAACTCAGTTTGGCAACTGTAAATGCTATATTATCCACTTTTGAAGATGTTTCCTCAGAATGGTTGTTGCGCGGGAAAGGAACTATGTTACTTTCGGATGTAGAGCATGAACGGAATATCATACCTGACTCTAACATGGAACGGATGAACCGACTTGTAGATACAATTGCGACTCTACAAGGTGCACTCAACGAGAAAGATAAAACAATAAAGTTGCTTGAAGAAAAGGTAAAGCGCTTGGAAACTGAGTTGGCAATGGTTAAGAATGAACGAAAAATCGGATAAAAAGCACATATATGCTTAGGGAACAACTTCTTGAATATAAAATTTACAAAGAGCGTAGAAAAAAACAAAAAAGGAACAATAGAAAAGTTGCTCCTAAAGGTGTTTTCCCAAGAATGAATATATTTGTATTCACTAATTTGATAAATTTCTTTCGGAAAAATGGGTTTGTATCCTCTCAATATATAAATGAAACAATTGTAGTTCCAAAGTTTTTTTCTTTTGAGAACAATAGTGATGATAGTATTACGTTTTTTAAATTATTGTTGTCTTCATATTTGCTGAGTGATAATTCGATATTAATAGATTTTACAAATTGTGAATCTGTTGATATATCTAATGCCATGCTTCTTGATATAATGCTTAAGGAATTGAATATTGTTAAGAGAGCGTATAATGAGAAGTATTATAATTATATAACTAAGTCTATAAGATATAAAGAGTCTAAACATATAAAGGTAAATAAATGTTTGCGTGTTTTTAGGCTCATAAAGGATGTTAAGGATGTTCAAGATGGGGAGGGATTTTTGTATTTAGGTTTAAAAAAAGGATGGGCTAAAAGGGTTTCCTATAAAGAAAATAATAAAGGAGCTACTTGTAAAGAGATTAGAGAATTCCTAAATAATTCATTGAAGGAGTCGAATGCTATTCTTAATCCGGTAGGGGAAAACGTTATAGATAAACTTTTGTCTGAAATTTTAAATAATGCAGAAGATCATAGTATCCACAATGAATGGTATGTAAATGGGGTCTCGTATAAAGAAATTGTTGATGGAGAGCCTATTATAGAATTGAATTTAGGTATATTGAATTTAGGCTTTTCTATAGCTGAAGGGTTGTCTAAATCGAAAGAAAAAAATGTGGATACTATTAAGGAAATAAACGAATGGTATATAAGGCACTATGCTTTAATGGAGAAAAAAGGAGATATTTGTTTCACGAAAGATGATTTATATACTTTATATTGTTTACAAGAGGGAATCAGTAGATTAAAATATGAGGATGAAAGTAGAGGGAGAGGCACTATGAATTTTATAAGGGCATTTATTACTCTAGGTTCATTTGGTGAAAAAAATCCCCAATATAAATCTCATTTAAATATTATATCTGGTAAAACAATTGTAAATTGCGACAATAAGAGAAAGCCATATAGAAAAGAAAATACTTTTTTTCTATCCTTGAATAAGGATAATGATATTAATTTTTTGCCGGATAAGGAGTATTTAAAACATACGCATCAAAAATTTCCTGGTACGTTTTTGGAAGTGAAAATATATTTAAATAAGACATATTTTAAAGAAATATTACCATAATATAAATAATAATGAAAACCATAAAACTTACAGCAGCACATCGAGGTAATAATAGTACTACTTTTACAGGGCGTCCTCAAGGAAAGTCTGTAAGAGTTGCTTTAAACTTATCTCAAGAAGATAAGAAAGAAGAGGATGTTATTATAGAAATTCCCAAAGGGACTACTTCATTTAATCCTTCTTTCTATCTTGGACTTTTTTATGATAGTATATTAGCATTAAAAGGTGTTGATAATTTTAAGAAAAAGTACCAAATTAGATTTGCAGATCAAGATCGAGAATTGGTTGCTTTATTGGAAGAGGATATAGAGGATTGTGAAAGACAAGCAGCTAATGAGTATTTTAGAAAGCAAAAATAATTATGGATGATAATACTTTCACAATCTTTAACACTGATTCTGTGAGCACTAAAACGTTTGCATTTATACCAATAGATAGTGTTTTTACAGAAGTGAAGAAAGATTCTTTTATTGATATATGTGACAGGTATATTGGTAAAGATTCATATGCAAATTTTATAGCAACTATAACTTTAATAATAACTTTAATTATTTTTATAATACAAACATGTAAGTCAAATAAAGATAAGAAAGAAAATATAAAAAAAAATTGGTATCTGACAGTTATTGTTCAGCCTAATTTGAACGATATTAATAAATTCTATGAAGAAACTTCACAAGAATTGGAACATGAAATAAAGCGTTTGAAACGGAATAATTATAGAAATATTATTTTGGAAAAAGCAAAATCGATAAGAAAACTTCAGAATATAAAAACAAGATTTTTTAATAGTTTTGTTACTGTTGTTCAATCGTATAATTCATCGTTGGCTAATGAGGTGGATGGGGTATTGAATGAATTACAAGATAAAAATGCTATATGGATAGACCATTATAGAGAAAACAATTTAGATTCTTGTAAAAGAATTGTATATGATAATAAAGCTGAGTTAATTGGAATTTTATATCAAGGTATATCACAAAATAAAAAGCCCTCTTAACTGAGGGCTTTAAAGCATCCAGTTCAACATCACAATCATTCATCATCACAACTTGGACACTCTATATGCAATTACTAATGGTCAGATGAAAAGTTTGATTGGTAAATAAAAAAAATGAACGGTAAAATTGTGCGACAATTATAAGAATAATGGATTAATTTTTAACTTTTATGATATGAAAAGGCAGGATAGTACATAAATAATTACATTTCCGTGCTCTTGTCGGAAGGCAAAAAGCACTACTAATAACTTGTTGATATTTAAAAAGATAGGCTTAAAATTTGCAGACATGTCTAGTTTAGTTTTTGTGTTGTAAATCGGGAGCCTGCAAGAGTGCACGAGCTCCCGATGTTTTTTATATTGATTTTCAGGATTTTATGATATGGAATCAAACTATTAAGCCACTTTTTAGTATCAATATTTATAGTAAATAAATGTCAAAAATGCGACGATTTTCTTGTCGGATTCTTGTCGAAAACGCGTTTTTGTTTCCGTTTTCTTGTCCAAGATTTCCGACTTTATTACTAAAAAAGACTAGTTATGGCAAATTTTTCATTGGTAATCGTTCCTGCAAAAGTATTAACAGGAGGAAAACATAAGGTGAGAGTGATGGTTTCCCACAATGGACAAACCAGATATATCCCCACTGATATAATCATTGATTCGATTAGTGAATTTAAAGAGGGTAGGGTAGTGAAACGCCCAGACAAGGATATCCTGAATCTCCGGCTTAAAAAAATATGTGATAAATATTTTGAGAGGTATATGGAACTGGAATTCTCCAATTGCCTGACATGTTCCCAGCTTGTCAGGCTCATTACAGACAATGGCAGGGACAAATGCCATACATTTGAAGAGGTGGTGGATGAATACCTTTCACAGATAGATGAAGAGGACAGAGGCAAGACATATAAACTCTATAGGCTGGCAGCGAACAAGTTCATCCAGTTCACAGGAACCGGGGCGCCTATGGAGCATATCACTCCAATCCGAATTAATGGTTATATAAGCGCTCTCAAAAAACAACGTCTGTCAAATACGACAATCAACATCTATATCACTTTGCTTAAGGTACTCATCAATTATGCGAAGAAGATGCAATATGTCAATTTCAAGGTTGATCCGTTCGTCACCGCAAAAGTACCGTCATCCAGAAAACGTGAAACCTTTATCACCGTGGAGCAGTTGAAAAGGTTACGAGATCTTGATGTGAAGAAACATAACATGATGATAGTGCGTGATATCTTCATGCTGACATACTATCTTGCGGGTATGAATCTGGTTGACATGCTGGATTATAATTTCAAGAATACTGACGAGGTGAACTATATAAGGAGAAAGACCAGAAACACCAAAGAGGGAAATTCCATGGTGTGTTTCACAATTCCCGATGAAGCTATGCCTCTTATCATGAAGTATATGGATAAAAAGACTGGGAAACTTGTTTTCGGCAAATACAGAACTTATGTGAGCTGTTATAATACTCTGACAAGGGAAATGAAGAACCTGGCTCTTGAAGTAGGTATAAGGCATGATTTTACATTGTACTCTGCAAGGAAAAGTTTTGTCCAGCACGGCTTCGACTTGGGAATCCCCTTGAGCACATTGGAGTATTGCATAGGGCAAAGCATGAAGGAAGACCGCCCGATATTCAATTATGTGTCTATAATGAAAGTACACGCGGACAAAGCTATCAGGATGATTTTGGACAATCTGAAATAAATATGATAAAAGGCAGAATAATTTCTTTAAAAGTTTGCACATAATATTTTTATTATGTAAATTTGTATTGTCATAAAGAAACAGAGTATTAACCATTAAACACAAATCAATGACAGATGAAGAGCTAAAGCAGGAAATTGAGAAAGTTAAAAAAATGATTTCAGATTATGAAAGTTTGAAAACGGTGATTGCTCCAACTTCTGAAGAGTATGAACGACAGATGAACATTTTGCTCGACAGGCTGGGCAATCTATTGAAGATGAAAGATTAACAAAAAGCCCCTCTTGGGAGGGGTTTTGAAACTATACGATATGGATAATTTACAGGAAAAATTAGCAGAACTGAAAACCTATATAGGGAAAACGGACGAAGAAAGCAAGGCCAGATTCGATTCCTTGTCTGCGGAAATAAAGGCAATGAAGTTGACGGATGAAGAGAAAACCATCTTCAGTAACTTTATGATGCAGGGACTGGAGGATATCAGTAACAGTATGGATGTCATAGAACGGGAATTAAGAATCAGGGAACAGCTAAAAGAGGCTGTTGAGATATTGCCTTTGGCTTATATTGCTAGAAACTACTTTGGAAAGAGTGCATCTTGGCTGTATCAGCGCATAAATGGATATAAGGTGCGAGGAAAGGTCTATACGCTGAATCATGAGGAAATAGGTATCTTCAACCGTGCACTGAAAGAAATAGGAGAAAAAATAGGCTCACTGTCCATTACTGGTTAATGGCTGTTTCTTATGACACCTGATCCCCATGGTTGAGCTGCCATGGGGATTTCTTTTTATTGGATAATGCCGAGAAAATTCATATCTTTGCAGTCACAAGTATGTAGAACATAATTCTTAGTGCTTGGTTTGACTTTGGTGAGGGGGTGGTTCCCCTCACTTTTTTTATATCGGAAATCTTTGTTTATTGTTTAGTATAATGTCTATAAATTGTATGACACCTTTGAGGTTATATTATGTAGAAGCAATGTCGCATCTATATAAACAATTTCATAATGAGTAGAATTATAAAGAATTGTCCATGTACGTTAGAAGTATGGAGTGGTCCAGATGAACCGATTTTAAAAGAATGGAATATGTATTTTAACTGTAAAAATGAAATAAAGGAGTATTTAAACAGTAAACTTCAAGAGTTTAAAGGGGATATGGTAGAATGTTATGTTTATCAACTGCATAAGGGTAAACTTAGTGAAGTATTGGTGTGTTTTGCAGTAAAGTAAAGAAAGTTTCCAGAAGGATATTGAAAAGGCAGCTTATTGGGCCGCCTTTTCAAGGTTCTCTCTGATTTGTTGGAGCATCCGGAAAGCCCCGGCCATCTTATAGTTGCCCAGACATTGCTTAGCCTGCATGATACAACTTTCAACAGTAAGTTTCAAATCCGGAGTGAAAGCCGCTTTGTTAATCTGCATTTCTTTTGGAAGTTCATCAGCATGGTTATTGAACCATACGATCATTTCATTCAATTCCTCTTCGGAATAAGATTCTTTTTTTTCAGCCATAATACATAAGTTAATGTTAGTTCCGGCAAAGATAACAAAAAATAGCCCCGACTCATCACGAGCCGAGGCATTTCAATTTATAAATTTAAAGTCTTATGATGAAGATTGTCTGTTGCGCCAATGCTTTACTATCAGTATAACGACAATCAAAACGGTTGCACAAACACAGGCAAAACCGATTTGTTCAGGTAGCGTGGATTCTTTTTTCTCTTTTATGGTTTCTGACCGGTTTTCTTCACGGGTATTGGAAGTGGTTTCCTTGTCAGCTTTCACTTCCGTACTGTCTTTGATTGCAGTTTCCTTCCTTTTATTCTTGCTGAAATCACCTTCCACATGACCGTCTGCCAATAACGGAGGTTTCCCGGTCAGGCTGTCAGACGGTTTTCTTGTATCATAGATACGGAAATCAATTACATAGTTGCCATTAGTGGTAATGAGTTCGCTCAAAGAAGCGGTTGATCCGTGTACGATGTTGACAGATTCACGTGTACTATCTTTCTGTATAATCTTAGTGTCTGACTTGACAGATTTATGCGAGCTGCCACATGATCCGAACAACAGGAACAAACACATGAAAGGAGCCAGCAATATATGTCGGCTTACCCAGTTCATAACCTTATTATATAACCACATCATAAAATCTGCATGATGATTGAAGCGGCCACAGCGACAGTAATTCCAATTCTCCATGCCCATTCAAGGCGAGAGTTTTTAACCGTTTCACTCGTGATAATGAGTCTGGCACGCAAGTTATCAGTATCTTTCACAAAAAATCCTGGTTTTTTTTCCATAGTTGCAGTTTTTAGAGTTTCAAAACTTGCATCCTGTTATTTCCGTCAGCCCGATAACTGACGTGCACCCAAGCGAAGTTGGACTCGTCAATCAATTGATCATAGGGCAGGTTCTTGCGGATATATTCAAATAACAGCTTGTTTTGCTGTCTGTCTCCAGTGTCAATATCAGCAGCTTCCCCCTTCATGTGCTGCGAGGTCTTGCTTCCCTTGACAGCTGCATTAAGTTCCGGACAGCGATAGCCACTGTTTACTGTTATAGGCTTTCCCCACCATGTGCGTAACGGGTCCAGTACGTTGTCCACCAAGGCAGTCAGAGCAGTCACATGCTCCTGTCTGCATCTGTTGTTGATACCCAAGCGGTCAGCAGTTGTTGACTTGCAGAGTTCCGCAATCGTAAAAAACTTCATTTCTTATCCTCCTTTTTGTTTTTTCATAAAAAGAATATAGCTATATTTGCACAAAAACATAGCATGTTTTTTTCATGTAATAGAACTGAGTTTACCGGTCTGGCGAGGCCGGTTTTTCATTATTCCTACTGATTGCCCCCTGTCCCTCATCAAACAGTATCTGAGCCACCATCCTGGCAATATCATCCTTGTTCTCGATGATCACACTCATTGTCTTTTCTGCTTTGCGCAACTCCGCTTTCTCCCATGATTTTTCACGAACTGATTTAAACTCACAGAAAATGCAGTAACCCGTCCAAATCATTGAAAAAACAGGAAAGGGGATAACCACACAGCATAACAGATCAATAAAGCACAACTCTATAAATGGAGTGAAATACTTCTTCGCCTTAACGGCTGTTTTCTTATACCCCGTGGATGTTCTTGCCTCTCCCCGTTGCTTGGCTTTCATTACTCCTGAGACCAGATCCACTAACATCGCCCCCATTGTAGCCGCAATACACAAGGCTATAAGCACAATATGTATCATCATGTGCTCGTTGATAAAATTGTAAATTACATCTCTCATTGCTTTGTCTTGATTATAAAATATATTGTTCCAAAGATATGTCTATTTACTTGCGTCATTGTTGCAGAATTACTTAAATCCATTGCCACGATATGACAATAAAAAAAGAGCCTG